ATTCCGTGGCCTCTATTAGTAATGCTTCCTTATGGGTATCGAAACGAATATGTCGAAGTTGATAAAATCTGGCTTGACCTTGGGATGCCTCAGAGTATTTATTGAAACCAGGCGGTTTATTACCGACGGCAAGCGTCGTGGGTGATCACTGCCAATCCAAATTTTCTATGGAAAGGTAGTGCACAGTATGTCTCTCATCATCAACTCCCCATCTCTTGAATCGCTAGCGAGGTACGACTACACACCGGCTAAATCTGGCCCGTATGCGGAAGGACCTTTCATTGCGAGACGAGTGAAAAAGGAGTGGACCCCTGTCCTTACCCCGAACTTCGGGGCGAGATACAGGGAACGTCAAAAAGTGCGCCTCCCGATGAACGACTACTCTCTTTTCAAAGAGAACGTCAATTTTCCTCGGGGGAACAAGCACCTGGTACTTACCTACTTGCCCAACGGGCATTATAGCGAGTACTATGGCGTAGCCCAAAACGGGTTTGGTGACTGCACATACAAGGAGCCGACCGGTGCTGAGCGTGATGCAGCTTACGCTCGCCAACGTACCAAGGTCCTCGAGAAAATCAAGGGTCAGCAGGTTCACTTAGGCAATTTTATAGCCGAAAGGGAACAGGCGCTCAAGATGTTCGGGGATACCGCTGGGAAATTGGCAAAGGCATATCGTCAGGTGCGCAGAAAAGAGTTCAAGAAAGCTTTTGAGACTCTCGGATGCAAACCCTCTAATCGCCTAAGCGGGCGACAGAGTGCGGCGAACAACTGGCTCCAACTACAGTATGGGTGGCTTCCTTTGTTGGACGATGTCTACGGGATGGCACAAGAGGTCGAGTCTGCATGGGATAAGCTGAAGGACGTCTCGCTACCGGTTAATACTGCGGTAGCAAAAACGCGTCTTCACGATTCCGATAAGCAGACAGACACGAGTGCTGTCCAAGCGAACGCGTCCGATAAGTTTGCCATACGCGAGTACATATACGACATGCGCGTACTTGTACATTATACTGTAGATTACCAAGCGTCTCAATTCTTAGGACGCGTGGGGCTTACTAACCCGCTTAGTATTGCGTGGGAGGTGATGCCTTACTCCTTTGTAGTTGATTGGTTCCTGCCAGTCGGCAGGTTCCTAAACACGCTTGACGCTACGCTTGGCTGCGGGTTTCTCGATGCCACATTATCTGAAACGCTATATAGTCATATGGCTTATCAGAGAAAAGGCTTATTTACGGGTTACCCTTATAGCTATCTGTGGAACATCCCTCTTCCTATAACAGGGAAGGGAGGTGCCTATGGACGCTATTTTTACTACAAGCGTACCAAGTTGGTGGGTTTTCCGTCTGTAGCTTTACCGCAGATTAAGAATCCACTTTCGGCCAAACATCTGGCCAACTCGTTAGCTTTGCTTACGCAAAGCTTTTCTCGTAAGTAACCACGTAGGAGAAGTAACCATGTCTGC